TAAAGTCCATTCTTTCTGGTTCAATAGAACCTACATCTACTGTACCATCTTGATACTTTCTAACTTCTCCACCATCCTTCTTTTTAACATATGCAGCAGCGTCTTTTGCAGCTTGTTCAGTATGAAAATACTGATATCCACTATCAGTCAAAACTTTCCATCGAGGAAGAAGGCCTTCTGGTCCCCAATCTCCCCAGTGTGGAAGATACCTTTCTTCTTTCTTTTCTCCACCGCCTTGATTAGGACCGGGACCAGAAGCATATTCTCTTTGTCCTGTTGCAGATAAATTAGCAGCTTGTCTTGCTTCTGTTAAACTAACTTTAGGTTGAGGAGGTAAAGTAGCATCATACTCTTTGGTCATTTCTTCAATTGAAGGAGCAAGAGGCGTCTTTAAACCTGATTCAATAGCAAAGCCTATTCCAAAATCATCTTGAACTATAGCTTGAAATTCTTCTAAATCCATTTTAGGAATTTCATTGAACTTATCCATAGCATAGCTTTCTAAAGTATCGTATTGTTCTCCCCCCAGAACTGTAAACTCTTCTCTACGTCTTTTTAAAAATTGCTCTCGTATTGCTCTTTGTGTTGCACCAGTATGTGCTCCTCCTACAAATTTCTCATGTTGAGTAGCAAGACCACCAGCATATCTAGGATCAAGATGTCCTGCATATCTATTATAATCTCTTGAATAACCAGCAGAAGGAGAAGATACAGGAGTCTTATTAAGACTAAAAGTACCTTCAGGAGTACGTAATGGAGGTGGAGGAGGAACATTATAATCTCTTGGAATCATTCCTGGTCCTACATTAGGATACTTTCCAGTTCCTACATCTGATGTAATAATATTCTCGCCTTCTGCATATTGGTATTTATCATATCCTTCAGGCGGTTCAGGATAGGTTCCGAATTTTACTGTACCAGGAGGAGCATAAGGTAGAGGACTAGAAGGATCGCCTACTTGATATTTATTTCCAGAAGATAAAGCATCTTGTGGATTATACTGAATATGATATGTTTTATCATCTGCCATTATTTACGATCTCTTTCTAGTTTGGCATTTTGTAAAGAAGATTTAATAACATCAGGAAGCTTCTCTAAGGTTTCCAGTAAAATTGCTTTCCCCTGGAGTCGGCGCATTTCCAACTCCGATTGTTCCACCGCCAACCCCCGATTGATCAACTGGTGTTGGTCCAGAAGGAACTCCTTCAGGGGTTCCCACATTTGGGGATTGTTGACTAGGGGGAGGAGCTTCTTGGCTAGTAACTCGTTCATTTAAGCCTCTTAAAATATCTGCGAAAATAGCTGCTTCTTGAGGATCATTTACAAGTTGGTCTGGATCGATATCCTGAGAAATAGCAAGTTCTCTTATTAAGTTGGGAATTTTAATAAATGGAGCCAACATTGGATTTCCTATAGTTTGTAAAAGGGCAGTTAGTCGTTGTGTTCTAACTTCCTTTTGCATAACAGAAGAAATGCCTTTTGGCTTAATTTCTAAATCTCCTCGTATCTCTGCATTGTCATCATTAAACTGCATGTTCCATTGGAAGAAGGCTTCACCAAGATTACGAAGAAGAAACTCATCAATATTTTTAATAACTGTTTTAATAGATAAACCAGCAGAACCCATAAGCATAGATAAACCAGCGGCGGTCCGGCCTGTTCCAGTTACTCCTGTTTGCCCATGTACTATAGAAGGAATACCTGTTTCTTCATCAGCAAGTTGTCTAGCTGCTTGATACATCTGTAAATTTTCAGGAGCAGTATTAGGAAACTTTAATCCTGTTACTGCTGTTCCAGGCTGACCTGTCTGCCTTCTAAAGATTTTACCAGGATAAATATCCATCGCCTGTCCAGGAACTAGTTGAGTTTCATCAACATCAAAAACCATGTTACCTGCCAGAGATAAATTATCAATAGCCATTCTTACATGCCCGTTCATTAAAAGCTGGGCATCTGACATATTCTCTGCAACCCCTACTCCAAACATTTGATATGGATTAATTTCGTATGGAAATACAGAATAGGGTAATCTCATTGGTAGGAAAGGATTAACAATAGCTCTGATTACTTTACCTGCTGTTACCCAGATGTTAACATGTACTGTACCTGAAGAAGGTATCTCAGGTATATCTAGGCTTTCTACTAGAGTATCAGGAAGAGAACCCCAATATTCTAATACTTCATAACGATTCTCATCAAAGTTTGAAGAAGAATCGTCCTCTTGTAGGGTACTCTCATAATGCTTTTCTGAATAATTCGGGCCTCTATCTAGTACTTCTTCAATAGCATCTTCTTTAAAGAACGGCCTGTTCTTTAATTCAAGCAGTTGTTCACGGTTGAGGCGATGCCTTTCCACAACGTATTCAGCATCTTCCAAGCTTTTCGCAGAGGGGTCAGGATAAAAATCCCAACAAGATACAGAGGATATTCGAGGAACAATTTTCTCATCAGGAGCATAAGTTTTTTCACCATTTTTTATTTTCCAATTATGTACTGTCTTATTAAAATTAAACGGACCCTTAACAACACCTGTTCCAAGCAAAGCACATTCAAAGATTGCCTTCCTAAGAATGCTAACTGCATTGGTATCTGTTAGTTGATCGTGTATTTGCTTTTCCATATTACGTGCAGCAATTAAAGCTGGCTGTAATTCTGCACTTTGAGGAACAATAGCAGGACCAGGAACTAAGCTTTGTGCCTGTCCATACTTTGCTTCTAGTCCTCCAAGGAAATCATCTACTTCTGCCAGCGGCATGTTCTGTATCTGTTGTAGAATAGACTGCTCTTCTGGAGAAGAAAGATGAGCAAATTCAGCAATACCTTCTGGAATAGGAGTAGGAGATACAGTAATAGGAAACTTACTATTTGCAAAGAGAATATCAGAAATTTGACCAAAAGCAGCTAGTACTTTTACCTTGGTAATTCGTACAAATACCTTTGATCTTTCTGAAGATGTGTATGCTGTAGTGGAATCAGTGATCCCTCTATAGTTTTTATAAGCAGAAATCCAGCGAAGTTCGTCTTGAAACCTGCCATTTTCTGCATCTTCAAATCTCTTTGTAATATATCCTGTAAGTTCAGAAGGAGAATCTACTTCTAGATCAATATCTTCTTGATCATCTGACATGTATTTTACTTATTTGCTGTAAATAGAATGGTCTTCTGCCATACGGAAAATAGCGGCTTCTTCGTTTTTCATCTTTTGCTTTGAAGTCTGAACAAACTGACTGAACTTGGTATCAACAGAACCAATCAAGTCACTCTCTTGCGCTTCACGATATAGGCTACTTTCATTTACATCACTCAATTCACCCTGTTTGGAAACAGACTGAAAATCAGACTTGCCGGGATAACGATAATTAGTAGGCATATTTTATCTCCTTATGCTCTAGATGGTTTTCTTGGTTGTGTAGTATAATTTTTAGAAGAACCTGAATTGGCTTTCTTCTTTTTCTTACGAGGCTTCTTAGCTACTGTGCCACCTGAATTGTAGTTAGCACCTGCTATTAAATCAGAGTCAGAATCTGTTCCATGTTCAATATCACCGATAAGACTTTGTAAATCTTCCAGTACTGATCCAGAATCCTGGGCAAGAGCAGCATCTATTTCTTCAGGAGTATAGTTCCTGGTTCTGTAAGTGAGAGAATTTTCATCAACTAAAGAACCAGAAGAATCTTCTGCCGGAACAGAATTATATTGTTTTTCTAATTCAGCAACTCTATCATAATTCCCTGCATCAAGTGCTTCAGTAATAGCAACATCTCGTTCTATCTCTTCTGCTGATCTACGAAGACCAAGCATTCTGCCGAAAGCTGGTTCAGCAATAATATTGTATATTGCTTCTTTTTGATCCTTTGATAGTTTATCAGTTGCCTTTCTTCCTTCTTGTAGTTCTACTGAATCTATTGGTATATCTGCCATATGCATTTCATCTATTAAAGGTACGGCAGTAAGCTCACCAACATTTACTGTTCCATAATCAGGCTGGGTTCCAGAAGTACGAACCTTATCTGGAGAAGAAGCGTTGTTTGCATATAAGTAACCAGCAACAGCTGCTCCTGCACCAGCGGCAGTTTGTAAACCACGACTTTTTGCTGCTGTTACAGCCCCTTGTGCAACCTTTGCTACTTTTGGATTTACAGATCCTACAAATTGACCAGCCGGATTTCTTACCATACTTTGGCCTCTACCACCAGCGGCTGTAATATTAGTTAATTTACTCTTACCTCTAGCTACGTCTACTGCATTTTTTAGCGATTTGTATGCTTTTTTTGCCTCTTTTCCACCTAATTTAGCTAATTTAGGAAGAAACTGAATAGCGGAGGGGAGTCCTTTTATTAATGCGAGAGATTTTAAAAGTGCGGTCGGTCCAGAAGCACCTAAAATTGTAATAATAGCAAGTGATTCTGCTTCTGTCATACCTGTTTTAGTTTGTAGTTCTTTAGCTTTTTTAGCATCAGCGGCTCGGTCTAGCTTGTACTGTGCGGCCCTATCTATCATTCCTAGTAAATCTTCTTTTTCCTTTTCGTAACTTTTAATAAGACTGTCATTTCCTATAGGATTTCTCCTAAGAAGAGATAGCATCTCATCTATTTTTTTAATTTTTTTCTCTTTAACACCAGCCATTTCTATTTCCTTTTAATATACAAAAATTTCGTCTTGTACAACGGGTTTGTTTAAATTATACTTCTTTGCCATGTTTAATACCCGAATGTTGAATCCTGAACCTGATAATTATCCTTATGGTGGAAACCTAAACTATGAAGATTTCCTTTCATACTCTGCCTAGTCATTAACATATAACGAAGAGAATCATAGGCATGATCTTCTGCTCTGGTGTCAACATCTTCGCTATTTGTTTTACTTAATGGAATTGTAGGTAATGTTCTAACTATATTTGTGCATGTATTAAAAAATCTTATTCTTGGACTTCCATAGTCATCCAACATTAACCTACGATGTACTTCTATCTTACCATTCATCCTATCAGAATTAGAAGGAATCCATCTAACTCCTTTTTTAATCATACTCTCTGCAACACTTAAACCATGTCCTGTTTTATTCCAGCAAGACTTGTCAAGAACACCCATATAAATCGGAGGATCATTAGCTTCTAAATGTAAAACATATTCGGCTAACGCTTCTCCAGTTAATCCCTTTTGATAAAGCTCTCTATAAATCCAGATATTGTTATCCCAATCTATAGCACCCCAAAGAACACAAGAAGGAGCAGAATAACCATAATCACAGGAACGAATACGTACCCAATTGAAAGGTAATTCTATCGGATCAATTACATGAACAATGCGGCTAAATTCTAAGAAAGCAGCACCCTCTGCCACATCCCAATCACCGCTTAATAATCTCTTACGCTCTACTTCAGGCAAAGAATAAAGCATAGCTTCATATTCACCATCTCTTGTTAAATATGGATTGTCTTTCAGACGAGCCGGGATAAATCTACGTTGAAATAATGGTTGTTCCGACTTCTCGTGATGCTTTCCATACTTCAGTATCTTTCCTGTTTCCACATCAGTAGCCCAAAAGCTATTGTTTGGGGGAGCAGGATCGACAAACATCTTCTTTACCCACCATCCTCCAACACCACCGGGATTGGCAGAAGCTCTCATATACGTTTCTACTGAAGGATCAGTAGTACGGAGCCTTGATCGTAGATAATTCCAAACAAATGGAGTGGGGTAATGACCTAATTCATCAATACCTATCCAAGTAAAGGACATTCCTTGGTATCTGTAAACATCATCATCCTTGTCTACATAACTAAAGAGAGCAGTAGCACCAGAAGGAAACTCCCAAGTCTTTATCGATTCTTTAAATCTAGCATTCGGAAATGCCATAGGATAAATTTGTTTACTTTTATCTATTAATTCTGTTAACTCTGCTAAAGTTCTTCGTAGTAGCAAGGCACGATGATTTTTATTATCTGCAAACCGTAATAAATCCATAAGCATCGCATAAGATTTACCACCGCCAGCCGCACCACCATACAATACTTCTTTTTCTGGCGAAGAAAGGAAATCTGTTTGTGGTCCTTTATTAGGCTGAAAGGCAATCTCTACTTCATTAGCATCAATTGCTTTCTTTACACTAGGAGGAAGAGAATCTATTGCTTCTCCGGTCAAAGTACCGCCATTCTCTAAAGCAGTTAAGGCTTTCTGTGCTTTATTAGCGGTATTCCGCTTGCTTTGTACGGCTTTCTTAGCAGATTCTTCTTTTTTCCTAGAGTTACTTATCGTAGCTTTTAAAGAACGCTTTGCTTTTTCTTTTCTGGAGAGATTATAGTTTCCTTTCTCTCCAGGTTTTAATTTAGGTCTTGCCATGCTTCTGAATCTGGCTGTTTTTTAGCTGGAAGTAGTACAACACCATGCAAAACTTTGGACTCTGTGTAGATTTCCTGCCGTTTTGTTATTCCAATACGATCCAAAAGGTCACCTGCTGCTTTTAATCTTGTATCCATTTGAGAAGCGGCAAGAGTTCCATCAGAATCTAGTCCTTCTACAATGCGATTAGCCGCTTTTACCGAATGAGCAGCTAAATGAAGCTTGGTTCGTTCAATAATCTCTTCCTTTAAGGAAGGAATTAACCAGCTTCTGGCAGTTTTTGCATAACCTGCCTTATCGACAGCACCTTGTACATGACCACCATTGTCCATTAGCTCATCTAAAAATATTTTTTGTTTTGTTGTAAGCTCTCTTTTAGCTGGAACAGGCAAAATACACCTCATTTATACAAAAAAATAAAATTACTATAAAAAAAATATAGCTATCCTTAAGGTTTACTTAAAGACTCTTTCTTCTAGTTAATAAGACAAGTTTAAGGAAAGTTTAAGGGGAAGTTTTTTTATTTTTTTTAGCCAGATTTTATCAAAATAGAAGGTATACTACTAGTATACATAGTAGAGAATGATTTGTCAAGTAAAAAATACACTTTTCGTAAACTTTTTTTTAAGTGCTTGAACTATAAGGCTTTTATTTTTAGACAATAAGGTTAAAAATTAGAAAAATTTTCGCACTATTGCATTATATATACCCTGGGGGGTGGCCCGGCCCTAGTGGCCCCCACGTTTTTACGAGAGAGATTGAAAAAGAACTTGTTAAAGTTTTTATAAACTAATTTTTTTAAAAGCCGCCTGATTGAAAAAGTACTTTATTAATCCAACCAGGTTTTTATAAAGTACTTTATTAATCTTTATTAGTTTACAATTTTAATCCTAACGTTTTTATAAAAGCTCCTTCTATATTCGACGGGTTTATTGATAAGACAGATTATTAATCGAAAGGGTTTATTGATAAGACAAATTATTAATCGAAAGGGTTTTAAAATTACACTTTTTTGTTTAGTGTTTTTCAAACCTTTAATAAGTGAAAATCCGAAAGGCTAATCAGCAAAAAGTCTTGCCCTATTATCCAGAAAAACAGAATCCCGAAAATATGCACCATATTGCTCCCACGCCGGCTTGTGGAAATTCCTAGATTTCTGCCATTTTTTAACTTTTGTTATCTTTTCGGGAATAAAAGCTTTACGGCATCGTTAACTTGGAGTAAGACAGACAAACCGAAACCAAAATTTTTGAAAGGCTAAACAAATGAAAGTGTCAGAATTTAGGGAAAAACTAGCAAAAAGTAATGATAGGCATCTGGTGGAATTGTCCAAAATATCCGATAGCCAATTGGTGCTACTAATGAAAGCCTTATCTCCACTAGACAAGCCTACCGCCAATTTTGCAGATGTATACATTGCAAACAAAACTACCAAAAACTGAACCTTGAAAGGCTAAACCATGAAACCGCTATATGACTTGCATAAATTGCCACAAGATATCTGTCACCAAATATTCACTACGCCTAAGTTTCGTAAATGGTTCTGCGAGTATCCCAATAAGCTTCTAGGCATAGATAGCAATGCCAAGACCGTGAAAGGCTCTAAGCTTGGTATCAGTACTGCCATTCTGTATCTTGCACCACATACCATGAGCGGAATAAATCTTTGCTCAATGGCTCACCTAGCCAACTGTGCCAAGCCTTGCCTTAACACAGCAGGCAGAGGCGCAATGTCTAGCGTTCAAATGTCTAGGCTTCGCAAGTCTCTATATTGGGAGCAATATCCAGAATTGTTTTTGGCGCAATTAATCAGAGAAGTAACAGCCCACGCCAAAAAGTGTGCTAGTCGTAACCTTGTTCCAGCGGTGAGGCTTAATGGAACCTCTGATATCAAATGGGAGTTATACCTATCTGATTTTATGGCTAGAACGTCTGCCGATTATGGCGTTCAGTGGTATGACTATACCAAGCTTGCCAACCGCATAGTTCCCCCCTGCTACGATTTGACGTTCAGCTATAGTGGTGAGCCTTTGTTTAGGCCATACGTTCGCAAGGCTATCAATAACGGAATGAGAATTGCTGTCGTATTCCGTAACCAAGATAGCTATAGGAACTGTGAAAGCTTTGAGAATACTCACGCACTATATCGCCAACGTGATAAGGTTCTTGGTGGTATGCCTATCATTAAGGGCGATGATCACGACGCCAGATTTATTGAGGAGGACAATTGCGTAGTCGCTTTGTACGCCAAGGGCAAGGCTAGGCATGACACATCAAACTTTGTGGTGGACACTATTCTAAACTAGCACCACACCACACCACACCACACTATGGCTAGCCTTGTGCTAGCCTT